AAGCATAACCTCTTACCTTTTCTTTTCCATATATTTTCATATATTTCAAGGTGGTTTCTTTTTCAACATCACCTTCAAGAACTTCTAATACTCTATCCATTTTATGAAGTTTAGTCCAAGAAGAACCTTTACCGTTTTTATGAGAGTTTATTCTATTTTCAGCATCTTTCGATTTACCGATGTAGTAATTACCACCTTCTAATAATAAAACATAAGTTTTCATGTAAATCACTCCGAAAGAGCCGCTAAAACTAATATAGGCCATGCAACAATTATTGCCGCAACAATAAAAACAAATTCTATAAATTTAAACACATTTTCACCCCAAATAATAAGAGAACTTAGCCGCAGGTGCGTCATGTAATTCTTGTAATTCTTGAATTGCCTTATACATCTTGACAAGTTCTTTATTGTCCTTATATAAGTCAGCCAATTCTTCTTCGAGCATCTTAATTTTCTTTTTCATTTCTTTTAGTTCGTTCATATTACCACCGTAATTATTGTTATAATGGTTGCTATGTTCACGATATTTACCATCATCAATATCTTATTACTTCTTGCTATCATAGCCAGCAATTCTTCTAATAACTGATTAGTCCTGTCCATCATCATCATTAACACCTTGTTCAACTTCTACAATAATAGCATTACGCTTCAAGTTATTCATCATTTGAAATATTTCTTTTACTTCTTGTAAAGTAATATCCCAAGTCTCTTCTGTATCATAAGATACTTTAACTGTTACATATTTAATTTTCATTTTCTTTCCTCCAATATAAATTTTTATTTCTTACTTTTTCTTTTTCGCAAATCATATTTAGATATATACCAACAGAATATATATTTGTAATATAATGACTATTGTTTGGTCTTGCATCTAATACAGCATAGAATATGTCTCTTGCAGTAAAAGGTTCAGGATAATCTTTAATCGCTTCTCTAATCCATTTTTTCATAAAAGTATTTATTTTTGTCATATCATTTCCTCCTGTATGTTGCTGTATTTACCCAATAAGCATGTCTTTTACAATACGATGCTATTTGAGTATTACTCCCAATCATTTTACTTAATCCCTTCTTAGAAATTATTTTATCTCTTACTTCATCCACAGTAAATGGAGAGGTAAGTTCTTCAATTGCTTCTACTATCCATTTTTCTATTAGTTTCATCTATTCATCTCCATGATATTTTCAATCGCTGTATTATATTTTTCTAGCATATCGGGTGGGCTAAAGTAAAGGGATTGTGCAATTACAAATACAACATACCAACTTGTATCAAACACCCAATTGTTTTTTGCTGTTGTATATGTAGAAAATTTAGGTTTTAGTATTCCGAACAATTCTTGTCCTAAAAGACTCTCCCAATTTGTATTGGGGTCGTCAATTAGTTTCGCCATTAAACACTGAAAACTGTAAATGTCATCAATCATACTTTCATCTCCTTAGCCTTAAATGCTGCTAATCTAATTGCTTCTCTTGCACTTGCAGTAATGCTTGCGGCTAAATTAACATCAGCCCAACCAAATCCTTGAAACGCAACAATGCCATAAAAAGATGCCATTAATCGCTTTACAGCCATTTGATTGTTATTCCACTTAACTACTTCCGAATCGTTTCCGGCCTCTCTTGCTTCTCGCATAAGACGCTTATATTCATTTCGCAACTCTTTCAATTCAAGAACTGCTCTTGGCAATAAGCCCAATTTATCTGTTTTGTAATACAACATATGCTTTCTTGTTACAGGGCTAAAGTCTCTTGGAGTTGCGATATTAACTGCAAACTCTGTCGGTTCTTCGCTTTTAGTTTCAAATGAAATATTGCGAGCAATCATCATTGATGGATAAAGACCAGCAAAATCAAAGGCGGCTACATTCAAATGTAATCCGTTTGTTCCTTCACTAAGCGGGTCGTAAATCATAGCACCGTCATAAGTTTCTCTTTTATCTACTTTACTTCCAGTCTTACAAATCCAATCAGCATTACGCATAAAGTAAATAGAACCCATGTGACTCGCATAAAAACACGCTTCAAATGGTGCAACCAGTAATCTTTGTAATGCAATAATCGCTTCACTACAAAAGTTCGTTTCATCAATCTTTACAAGCAATTCAACATCTATCAAAGCATATTTCAAATAGGCTTCTGTATCTTCAAGCCAACCTCTACGGTAAAACTCATTCGGGTCTTCAAAAATAGTTTCTTTTGATTTACCTTCACCGAATAATGTTTGAGATACAAACTCAAGACTCATTGATGGTAATGTTCCTCTTTGCGAATCATTCCACTGTCTCTCAAAAGCCAAGTCTAAATTGAGGGTTATGCGGCCTCCTAATGGCTGTTGTATCGGGGAGAATCCACTTTCAGCCTTACTGAAAGTAAAGCCGTTGCCGGTCTTCTTAACGCCTTCTATTCGGTTAATTGGAGACATACGCATAGGGTTGATACCCAATGCACAGCACCTTTCAAGCAATTTAGGCAAATCGAACTTAAGCCCAAACCATGCTATTAACATATCGGGGTCTTTATCTATCATAACTTGAATAAAATGTTCAATCATATCCTTTTCATTATCAAAGAATAACTCTTCTTTACCGTCATAATCAGGAAACCATGCCCACTGATAATATGTTTCATCATAATTATCATAAGCAACAATGACTGTAATTTTATCATGGTGTTCTCCACCTTGTTGCCATTCCATATCCCAATACCATTTACGCAGTTTAAATTCCGGCAATTCATTCAAGTTATCAATTGCATAACGAAAACCAAAAGGAACATCTGCTTCATAAGTCTTGTTCCACATCTTACGAGATTTATAAATATCCGTTGCTTGTTCAACAATAACTTTCTTCAAGGACTTTCCTTGAAGTGAAACCCAATCACCCTTTTCATATGTAAAAGAACGAGAAATGTATTTGTTCACTGTATAGTTTTCAAATTCAAACTCATCGTCTTCAATAAAGAAATAAGGTTCATGTGCTTCAAGTTTAAACTTTCGCTCTCCGTTTTCTCTCCATGCTGTGTAAATATGTTTTTCATCTATACATTTACTAATTATCATTCTAATTCCCTCCCGAATACGGGGCTTTTAATATCATTCTGTTATTGGCTACAATAATTAGCGGGAACTCATCTTTCACATAAAAGTTAAGAGTCTGTCCTTTTTCAAAGAAGTTATGTAGCGGCCCCGAATACTCAAGGGTTGCATCCTCTCCTATTGCTGATGCTAATTGAATTTCTTGTTCATATTGATTTGAAGCACTTGCTCTACTTGAAAAAGTTACATTACCACCAAGATAATTCAACTTATATACTCCACTTTTAACCAATTCACAAAGGCTAATCGCTTCACTATAAATATCACTATTCAATTTGAATGCGCCTTCAAAGGTAGCAGAACCAAAAGACCAAAGTTTGTCCAACTGTTCCTCATATGAAATATGCTTCACTATTTCACGAATGCGAGTAATCGCATCCATGTTCGGGTGATTAACTACCATAGGTAAAGAAGCCTTCTTTGTTCCAGAAGTTAATTTCAAAAAATCTCCACTCTCAAACAATACGCTTTCTCCAAACTTCTTTAGATACGGAATAATAAAATTAGCATCACCAATAAAAGCACCATTGGTTAATCCTTCTACTTCCAGTGTAATGTTCATTCCAAATGTAGCATCACCATTCCATATCTCCAAAGAATTGTCATTAAGTGTCATATAAAAGTAAGACCCCATCTTAGAAGATGATAGCCCACCATTACCGAGATACTTTCCTTTTCCTTGAATGTCTGTTAATGCTTTCTCCATTTCTTTGTTATTCACTACAAACTTCAAATCTTCCCCTCCCTTAATTCAGGAACACCGTTCCATTGAATATTAGGGGGAGTTCCTTCTCGCACAGTCCATTTCTTTCCAACTAAATTACCATTGGTTCTTGAACCAATCAATTCAGCACTGAAATGCAACTCGTTCTTTACTTTCTTCTTTGAACAATAAATCTCTTGTTCAAGTTTTCCGCCCCAATCTTTCCAAGCAGGTTGAACACCAACAGGTGAATTATCAACATACTTTTCAGTTTCGTGAGTAATGTAAATTACATCACAGTTCAATTGGTAAATTGCTTCCAATAGGAAATAGAAAGTCTTGTTTCGACTACCATACATAAATGGCATAATCTTTGTAACTACTCTCGGATTAGGATTAACCTTAAGCATACAACTATCGAACCATGTATCTACACCATCAATAACAAATACAACATCTTCTCCTGCTTCAATTTGCTCTTTGGCAAAATTGATAAAATCAAGAGAGTTTTGTTCACTCTTATCAATATCCATAATGTTATCCTTTCGCATAACAATAGGACAATACACATTAATTCGGTCGGTTGCATCATGATGTTCAAACCATGTTGATTCAACGCCTCTATCCCAATCAAGAACATAAATGTTCTTATCGGGGAAGTCTAATGCAATTCCAGTCTTTCCAGTCTTGGGTTCTCCCCAAATACCTAATACCATTCGTGCTTTTCGTTCTGCTCTCTTTTGAGCCATCAATTCTTTAAAATTCAGTTTTTCTTTTTTAATCCCTAGCAAGCCAATCACCTATATCATTTTCATTTATATCTACATCTTTTCCATTTGCTAAACACCAAGCCTTAATTATGCCCAGTAATTCTTTTTTGCTAGAACATATAAATCTAGTTTCTTTTGTTCCAATATGAAACTTCATAAAATATGTTCCCTTTGTTTTATCGTTTTCATTCCAAGTGAGAAAGTCCACCTTTTCTAAATCGGCAATATAACTTTCTCCTTTAAGAATGAATTTATTTTCTATTATATCATTCATTTATTTTTCCTCCTAAGAGAACGGGCTTCGCACCCGTTTTGACCTACATTCATTGGCATTAGATTACACACGCACTTTATCAATTAAACCTCAAAACCAATCAAATGATTCTTCTTGTGGAGCATCTACTTCAATAGGCGCACCACGCTTTTCAGTTACAAGAACAGAAGAAACATTGATTGTTACAGGGTCAGCGACTCCATCAATCAATCGTTGAGATGTTCGACCAACAACAATTACAGAAGAACCAATTCCAAAATCAATGTTCAAATGTTCGGGAATCCAACAAGTAGTCATGTTTGATTCATTATCATAATCGAACTCTGCATTCAAGTCAGTAATATTTAAAATACGATTGCCATTTGAAGTCGGCATCATATTCATATTACAAACTGTTCCACCAGTAATAACGAAACGGTCTTTTGCAGGTAGAGTTTGGCGAGTAATGTGCGCTCGGTCAATTTCTACCAATTCAACCATATGACTTTCAAAGTTTTCATTTAGAACACTAAGCCAATCTACTTCTCCCATATCTCGATAATCAGAGTTTTCAGGGTCTAAGTCATCATTACGAATAAGACTGTCTTTTGTTGTCATTGTCATACCATATAGATTATTTCCATCTTCCGAAGGAATCGCTACAAAGTGAACAAAGTCATAACAATCGGGAGTAAATGCTACTCCACCGTCATTCTTGTAAGAGAAGGTATATGATTTCATTTCAGCACCATCAACACTTCCATAGAATACTCCGGTTCTTCGCATTTGTTCCAAAGGCAAAGGCTTACCATAGTTTCGATTTTCTCCACCATTCATGTATGCTTTTGTATTATCCAAAGGAATAACCATTACACCATCTTGCATTTCTTCTGCACCGGATGGCAAATCCGAAACCATTCGCTCTTGATATTCACCATTATAATAACGACTAATCATCCATTTACCCAAAGCATTCTTAGTAGCGACTGCTACATGCCCTTCATTCAAAGCATTATCCGAATCACGGTTGTATTCTTCTTTTGCCTTATTACGATTCCAAGACATCATATCTCTCGGTGCTTCTAAAGCAACGAAGAAACCAAAACATTTCTTAACAAGAGAATTACTTCCTGTATTCTGTGTTGTTTCACCTTGTTTTGCTCTACGAACAACTTGTGCGGCAAATGAACGCCATAGGCCAATTCCTAAATCATCATTTACCTCTACATTGTTTTCGGCGCAAATAGCCGTATATTTTTCTGTTGCTTCCTCCACCGTCATATTCAGGTGTTGTGCGCTCTTTTCCAATTCTGTTTGCATTTTTTCGCTTAACATATTTTCACTTCCTTTTTCATATTAGTTGTCCAACCATCCATGATAGTAATACTTTCGGAGTCATGGTAGTTGAACGATATTCGCTTTCTCCGACTGTTCTTAACAGTTTATACTTGGTA